GCCCCCAGTGGCTATTTCTATACAAAAGCATGTCATGGAACACGTACAACAGGCTGCGAGAGAGCAGGCCGCAGTTGCATATTTACAACAAGTTCAGCAACAAGGTGGTCAGCCTGCTGATGAAGAACAAATGTTACAAATTGAGCAGCTAACGGCTAACTTTATTGCTGAAGGCTTGCAGCAGGTCAAACAAATTTCTGGCGAGATGACAGGTGCAGGCGCTCCTGACCCACTTGTTCAGCTTAAAGAGGCTGAGATGCAGCAGAAGGCGGCAGCGGATCAGGCAGACAACCAGATTGACCAAGCCAAAGTTGAGCTTGACGCCCGTGGCCAGCAAATGCGCGGTCAACAGTTCAAGGAACGTTTGGCATCTCAAGAGCAACAGACTTCGGCTCGTATTGATGCTGCAATGCAACGTGAGATACTTAAACAACGAGGGTCCCCACAATAAAGGTCTGTTTGACAGATTGTACTAAACCTCGTATTTTTAAACAAAGGAGATAACTAATGGCAGATAAAGACGTATTAAAGATACCCACCATGCAAGAGTATGCTGTCAAGTTAGTTGGTGCCGCTGTAGGAAGCGGTATTCACAGGGCTTTAAAAGGAAATTCGGGTGGTAGTATGATTGCAGCGGCGCGGGGCTCACGAGCCGCGCAAAAACTTGTAAAGAAAAAAGGAGCAAAATAATGGCTAAAGTAAGAGTAAACGGCTCCGCGCCGGGTAAAACACCTGAAGCGGTTAGCTATGCGGACATTAAAGGCCAAGGCCGCATTCCATACGGCAAGTCGGCTCCGGCTCCTATGGCTGATACGAGCAAACCTAAAAAGATGACTATGCGTGGAGCGGGTGCCGCGATCCGCGGAAAAAGTTACATAGGTTATCCCTCTTAGCCCTTTCTAACTTTTTAAAAAGTTATACACATGTTATAGTGCCTTTTAAAAGAAAGGGGTGTTTAGCATGATTGAGGTATTGGCCTTGGCGGGTGCTGTCACAAAAATAGCAGGCGGCATAAGCGCAGCTATTAAGGCCGGAAAAGATACACACGCCTTGCTTCCCGCGTTTGGTAGACTTGCCAAGTTAGAAGCTGATATAAATTTAGCAGAATCTGGAAAACACAAAGGACCGTTGGGCAGGCTTACGTCCAGCGAAGAAGAAGGTTTTGCCATAGCGCAGGCAAAGATGGCGCACAAGCAAGCCCAAGAGGAATTGAGGTCCGCCTGCCGCTTGTATGGGCCCGTTGGAATGTGGGACGCGGTGGTCAGGGAAACCGCTGCGGCGCGTGTTCGGCAGAAGGAAGCTCTGGAAGCTCAAGCTGCTCACAGAGACCGTGTGTTTTATATTTTGTCGGTTGTTGTTGGTGTTGTAATTTTTGTGGCCGGAACGGCACTGTTGATCTGGGGTGCAGATCGGTGGGCTAATGGGTGAGATTATACCAAAATAAATTAGGAAAATACGTTGTATATGACAAACGTGGAAAAGTAGTTATAATAACAGTAGAACGAAAACTTGCTATAGCATACGCGAGGAAGATAAATGACTGAGTTTGATAAAGCTGATTTAGACTCTAACGGCTATATAGACAGAAAAGAATGGAACCGTCTTGCCTTAGAAGATCGTAGGCTTGAGATGGTTGACCGGGACCTCAAGCGCAATGCGGAACGCAGGTTTACCGGGTTTGCTTTAGCTGGAATGCTTTTGTATCCGCTCATTATCTTGCTATCTTCGGTGCTAGGCTTTGACAAAGCGGCTTCTCTTATAACGGACATTGCGTCTGTTTATGTGATAGCTGCGTCCGGTGTTGTTGCCGCATTTATGGGATTCAATGCTTACTCTGCAAACGCAGACAAAAAGAAAGCATCCATTACTTTTGATGATAGGAACTTAGAAAAATGAGTATAATATCCTCTTTTATTGGCCCCGTCGCTAATCTGGCAGGGTCATGGCTTCAAGGAAAGGCTGATAAGCAAGCTGCGGCTGCACAACTTAAACTTGTAGAGGCTGAGAGTAAGGCAAAAATTTTACTCTCTAAAGAGACTTCGACGGCTGACTGGGAACGGATCATGGCTGAGAACTCTGGTGGATCGTGGAAGGACGAGTTTTTTTCCATAATTCTAGCAATCCCACTTATTTTATGTTTTATTCCGGGTATGGAGGGCGTTGTTGCTCACGGGTTTGAGCAACTTTCTCTTGCACCCGACTGGTATTTCTGGGCGCTTTTAACTGCAATTTCAGCCAGTTTTGGTGTAAAAGGTGTCAAACAATTTTTAGGTAAGAAATGACCAAACTCTCTGAAGCGTCTGAATTTACAATACCTTTAAAGAACCTTCTTGCTCTAGTTGGTGCAACTGCGGTGAGCGTTTGGGCGTATTTTGGTATTATAGAACGGCTTTCATTTCTGGAACATAAACAAGAAATGATGCTTATTGAGGTTGAAGAGAACGATAATTGGATTGACGAATGGAAGCCCCCGGCCTCTGTACAAGAAAACATTAAACAGGTTCGGGGTTTAGAAAAAGAATTAGTTAAATTAAGACTTGAGTTAGAGTATTTAAAAGCAACGGTGTATAAATGAAATATATAAAAGATATAACAGTATTAATTATGGTCGTGGGTTTGATGGGCATCCTTGGTCTTATTGTTGTAGATGAGTTTCAGATGGCGAATGAACATGGGGGTGAAATAGACGAGAGCGTAATTGGTTTGTTGCAAATGTCACTTACTGGCGTCATTGGTGTTGTCGGCGGATATGTGGGCGGTAAATCTAATGGGTGACGCAAAAATCCCTATCGCTTTGGTCTTTGCAATGGCGGTACAGCTTGTTGCTTTGGTTTGGTATATTAGCGGTATGGTTCACAAAATTGAACATTTAGAAACTACTCTCGTGTCCCAACAAAAATTAGTAGAAAATTTATCCTATGATGTTGGTGATCTTTGGCAGTTTTGTACGTTTACTGAAAACAAGTGGGCCAAGGATTATACCAACGACATGGTGTATCAACGTCTTTGTGGCAACAAAGAACCTGTAGAAGAATGATGTGGGTTTTGGTTTGGATGCAGCTAATATCAGGTCAACATGTAGATCATTTTCAATTGGCTGTTTATGAAACTAAGACTGAATGCGAAACAAATAGAAAACGTGCGGAGGTTATGGTAACTCATAATGGGATTGCTGTGGCGTGTTTGGAGGTAAAAATATGACCGTGATAATAAACTTATACTACAAAATTAAATACAAGCTGTTTGGAGTTTTGTACTACAAGGGGAAAACAAAATGACATTTAAACTATCTAAACGAAGTCGAGACAGATTAGAGGGAGTAGATGTCGGGTTAATCGCAGTCGTTGACTATGCTATCGCCGTCACAAAGATTGATTTTGGCGTGATCTGCGGGTTACGAACTATGGAAGAACAGCGAGAACTCGTTGCCAAAGGCGCAAGTAAAACTATGAAATCAAAACATCTTGGCGGTCACGCCGTGGACCTCATGGCCTATATTGGATCAAGAGGGTCGTGGGAATTGAACTTGTACGATGACCTTGCTGACGCTATGAAAGAAGGTGCTGAAGCTGCTGGAGTTGGTGTTCGTTGGGGCGCTGCATGGCATATCCCAGACATTCGTGAATGGGACGGTACAATGGAAGAAGCTATGAACGCGTACATAGATTTGCGTCGTAGCGAAGGCAGGCGTCCTTTTATTGATGGGCCTCATTTTGAGCTAATGGTTTAAGGGTTTTAAGTTAACTCGCATATCTTTATACTTTGTCCTAGCATATCCTATATAAACTGTGCTAGGACATTATCATAAATTGTTAGATGATATGCGAGGTATGAATGGACGAAATACACACCGCCGAAGCAGTCTTTCGAATCTTGAGAGAAAGGCGTCAGGGTGTAACAGATTTAATGATCTACGGAAATGTTAAGTCAATGGAGCAATATCGTGAGCTTATGGGCAACTTAGAATGTCTAAATCACGTGGAACAGGAACTCAAGGGCCTGCTAGACAAACAGGAGCGTTCAAATGACTGAGACGCAGAAAATAGACTTATCAGCAGTAAAAGATGCTGTTGAAGACATATCACAGGCTTACAAAGAAAAGTCTGATAGAGTGTTAGACCCCGATGCAATCGGGCAATCCCTCCTAGATAGAATGCCTTCTCCCACTGGGTGGCGGCTTCTTATTTTGCCCTATCGTGGCAAAGGAAAAACGGAAAGCGGTATTTATCTTCCTGATAAAATTATCGAAGACAATGCAGTTTCAACGCAAGTGGGTTACGTTCTCAAAGTAGGAGAACTGGCTTATAAGGACACCGATAAATTTCCGGACGGTCCTTGGTGCGAGAAGGGTAGCTGGGTGATGTTTGCTCGGTATGCTGGTTCCCGTTTTAGAATTGAAGGTGGTGAAGTGAGGATTCTTAATGATGATGAAGTCCTTGCAAAAATATCATCACCTGAAGACGTTCTTCATTTCTAGGAGGTAAAAATGGCTGAAGAAGAAAATCAAATTGAATTAGAATTAGACAGTGCCGAGGAAACAGAAGTAGATGTTCCTGTAAGTGAGGCATCCGAAACCGAAGCACCTGAAGAGGATCAATTTGCTAAAGCGGAAACAAGTACGCAAAAAAGAATTGATCGTCTTACAAAGAAAATGCGTGAAGCGGAAAGGCGTGAACAAGAAGCCCTTAATTACGCCAAACAAGTTCAGAATGAATCTGAAACGCTTAAAACTCGTATGCAGAGTTTGGACACTAACTATGTCAATGAGTACACCAATCGTGTTAACACGCAGGTTTCTCAAGCTGAAGCGTCTTTAACCCGCGCAATTGAGATGGGTGATAGCACTGCAACGGTTGAGGCTCAACGCAACCTTACGGCCTTGGCTATTCAACAAGACCGTGCAAACCAAGCAAAAGCGCAACAGGAGCGTTATCAGCAACAACAAGCTGCGGCTGCTCAACACCAGTCTCAACAACCAATGCCTGCTCAACAACCTCGTCGTCCTGACCCAAAGGCAGAGAACTGGGCGGCTCGAAACAGTTGGTTTGGTCAAGACGAGGCCATGACTTATGCGGCTTTTGGAATACATAAAAAGCTCGTCGAAGACGAAGGGTTTGACCCGCAGGGCGAAGACTACTATAATGAACTAGATCGTCGGATTTCTGAAAAGTTTAATATCGGCGCAAACAGTTCCAACAAAAGGCCCGCTCAGACGGTTGTTGGTGCTTCAAGAACTCCATCTGGGCGCAATAGTGGGAAAAAGGTTAGACTCACCCCTAGCCAAGTCGCAATCGCGAAGAAATTGGGTGTGCCGCTTGAAGAATATGCGAAATACGTGAAGGAGTAATAAGATGACAAAATCAAACAACCAAACTGGTAGTTCTGGAATCGACCGGACTTCTCGCGCTAATGAAACTAGGGAAAAACAAGCTTCTCGTAAGCCTTGGGCTCCCCCGTCCATGTTGGACGCACCACCTGCACCGGATGGTTTTAAGCATCGTTGGATACGCGCCGAAACGCGTGGATTTGATGATCGTAAAAACATCAGCGCAAAAATGCGCGAAGGTTGGGAACTTGTTCGTCAAGACGAATACCCTGACTTTGAGTCCCCGGTAGTTGAATCAGGTAAATATGAAGGTGTGTTTGGAGTGGGTGGATTAATGCTCGCTCGCATCCCTGTTGAAACAATTGCTGAAAGAACGGAATACTTTAATAAACGTAATACCGATCAGATGCAGGCCGTAGATCAGGATATGATGCGGGAGAACGCGCACTCAACCATGACGATCAGTAACCCTGACCGTCAATCCCGTGTAACTTTTGGTGGTCCAAAAAAATAGTTAGGACTACCTTCCCACTAAGGAGAAAGATAAATGGCTAATACAGATACATCTTATGGCCTTCGACCAATCTCCAGACAAGGCAGTAGTGTTTCGTCTGGCGGAATGACCGAGTATCGTATTGCTTCTGACAACTCAAACCCTATTTTCCACGGCATGGCGGTTATTCCGTTGGCTGCGGGCGTTATTGACGATCTACAAGCTGCGGCTGGTGGTAACGTTTCTATCGTGGGTGTATTTGGCGGATGCGAATACGTTTCATCAACAACAGGTGAGACAGTGTTTTCAAACTACTGGCCGGGCTCCGGCGCAGATAGTGATCACCCTGTTAAAGCCTTTGTGTACGACGACCCAAATCAACTATTCCAGATAGCTACTTCTAATGTAGTCGCTGCTGCGAATACTGAAGCGGAAGTTCGTGCGGCTGTGTTTGCGAACATTGCGTTTGCAACAGGCAACAGTGGTTCTACTTCCACTGGTTTATCTTCTGCAACAGCAGATTTAAACACTATCGCAACTACCAACACTTTGGCGTTAAGAATTATGGGCGTACAAGACGATCCCGCTAATTCCGACTTCACTGCCGCTGGTATCCCATTAATCGTTCGTATAAACAACCACTTCAATGCTCCTACGGGTTCTATTGCGGCTGGCACTGTTTCTACAACTGGCGTATAAGGAGCTTTAAACTATGGCTATTTCTCGCGCACAACTAGCTAAAGAGCTAGAACCGGGCCTTAACGCATTGTTTGGGCTTGAGTATGATCGTTACGAAAACGAGCATGGTGAAATCTTTGATGAAGAAAGTTCAGACAGAGCTTTTGAAGAAGAGGTTATGCTCGGAGGTTTTGCAAGCGCACCAATTAAGAGTGAAGGCGGAGCCATCACTTTTGATGATGCACAAGAAACTTACACAGCACGTTATACTCACGAAACTATCGCACTAGCGTTTTCTATCACAGAAGAAGCTATTGAAGATAATCTGTATGATCGTTTGGCGTCTCGTTACACCAAAGCCTTGGCTCGCTCTATGGCGCAGACAAAGCAGATCAAAGCAGCAGCTATCTTGAACAACGCGTTTAGCACAGGTGTTAATGCAATCGGTGACGGTGCAGCACTTTGTTCTGCCGCGCATCCAAGTTTATCTGGCAATCAGACAAATCTTCTTGCTACAGCGGCTGATCTTAATGAGACTTCGCTAGAGCAAATGTTGATTGACGTTGCTGGTCTAACTGACGAGCGTGGTCTAAAGATTGCGGTACGTGGTATGAAGTTGGTAATTCCAAAAGAACTGCAATTTATTGCAGAGCGGGTTATGAACTCCAATTTGCGATCCGGAACTGCGGATAACGACAACAACGCAATGAAGAACATGGGCATGTTGCCAGAT